ACCAGAGGGTTCCTCCTACTTCCCGGAGTGGAAACCTGATGAACTCCTCCGACTAGACGAGGCAGAGATCAGGGCCAACAACGGGGGCAAGTACTGGCAAGCCCTGTACATGCAGAACCCCACACCTGACGAGGGGTCTGCCATCAAGGCCCACTGGTTCCAGAACTGGGACGAAGAAGACCCGCCCGAGTGTGACCTTATCATTCAAACCTATGACACTGCCTTCTCCACCCGGAGCACCGCTGACTACTCTGTGATCCAGACATGGGGCATCTTTGAGTACCTCACCACTGACCTAGCCGGGAGAGAGTACATGGCCCCTAACATAATCCTACTGGGAAATGTCAGAGAGAGGCTGGAATACCCAGAGCTAAGAAGAACAGCGCAAGACCTCTACGACTCTTACCAACCAGACATCTGCATCATAGAAAAGAAAGCCTCTGGGCAGAGCCTGATACAAGATATGCGTAGGGCAGGTCTCCCTGTGTTGGATTACCTCCCAGACCGTGATAAAGTAGCAAGAGTACACGCAATTACGCCTATACTAGAATCTGAAAGAGTCTGGCTCCCCCGAGGGAAGGACTGGGCCGAGGACCTATTTGCAGAGGCCATACAGTTTCCCTATGCCAGACACGATGACCAAGTAGACGCCATGGCAATGGCCATACACTACTTGAAGGAATCTTGGCACCTGTCTCACCCTGATGATCCCTCCTACGAGGAAGACGAGTACAAACCTAAGAAGAGAACCTATTGGAACTGGAACTAGAAACTGATGACAATATCCAGAGCAAGCATTCCCAGAGAACTCAGAGGTGGTAAGAAAAGAACAAAAACCTCTACCATAGGGAAGGGAAAGAAGATAGTATCAAAGAATACAAGGCGAAGCCGCAAACCCGGAAGGAAAAAGGTCTAGACCATGGCAGTTGAACGTAACCCGCTCTTGATGATGGAGCCAGAACTCCAGCAAGAAATGCCCACCTCTAACTTTGACGTAAGAGGAGAGACTCCCTCCATAGAGGCAGAGTTGCTAGAGGAGAACATCATTAACTTTATGCCCACAGAAGACGGGGGCCTAGAGGTAGAGTTCGGAGAGATGGAAGAGATGATGATCTCTGGTCCCATGGGGTCTCACTTTGAAAACCTAGCAGAGTACCTAGAGGAAGAGGACCTAGATGAGATAGGGAACATGGTCCTAGACTCCTACGAAAGTGACAAGGAGTCCAGAGAAGAGTGGGAACAAATCTTTGAGCGTGGCTTTGATCTACTTGGTCTCAAGCTAGAAGAAACCACAGAACCCTTTGACGGTGCCTGCACAGCTGTCCACCCGCTCCTGATAGAGTCAGTGATCAAGTTCCAGAGCAAAGCATCTCAAGAACTCTTCCCAGCGGGAGGACCTGTAAAGTCCCAGATCATAGGCTCCTCCACCATTGAGCGCGAGAAGCAAGCTCAACGTGTCAAGAACTTTATGAACTACCAGCTAACAGAACAGATGCCAGAATACTTTGAGGAGCAGGAGAGACTTCTCTTCCACCTCCCTGTGATGGGGTCTGCCTTTAAGAAAATCTACTATGACCAGCTACTGGAAAGACCAGTGTCAGAGCTAGTTCCCGTGGACCACTTCTATGTCTCCTACAATGCCAAGGACCTCAGAACAGCCAGCAGGTACACTCACCTTATCTTCCGTTCAGAGAATGACTTCAGGAAAGACGTTGTCTCTGGTATGTACCGTGACGTTGAACTCTCCAAGCCTTCTGCTCCTGATCTACCAGAGATGACCCAGAAGATGGACGAGATCATGGGCATCACCTCCGGGGGCATGGACCTAGAAGACCCCCAGTACGTTCTCCTAGAGCAACACTGCTACCTAGACCTTCCAGAACCCTATTCTGACCCAGACGGTATAGCGCACCCTTACATTGTAACCATAGAGGAGAAGAGCAAGAAGGTCCTTTGCATCAGAAGAAACTACAAAGAGGGTGATCCCAAGAAGGAAAAGAAACTTCACTTTATCCACTACAAGTATGTACCGGGGTTTGGTTTTTATGGTCTTGGTCTTATTCACTTCCTAGGCAATCTGACCATGACAGCCACCACTGCCATGCGCTCTTTGATAGACGCGGGACAGTTTGCCAACCTCCCCGGTGGTTTTAAGGCCAGAGGTGTCAGGCTGGTGGGTGACAATGATCCAATTGCCCCCGGTGAGTTCAAGGAAGTGGAGAGCACAGGCATTGACCTGAACAAGGCCATTGTAACTCTCCCCTATAAAGAACCTTCTCAGACCCTGATGGGCATGATGCAGTTTGTCATAGGCGCAGGACAGAAGTTTGCAGACTCTACAGAGCAAGTGATTGCAGATTCCAAGAACTCTGGACCCGTGGGAACCACCATGGCCCTACTGGAAGCTTCTTCAAAGTTCTTCTCTGCCATTCACAAGCGTCTTCACAAGGCACAGAAAGACGAATTTGCAGTTTTGGCCCAGATAAACTATGACTATCTACCCCCTGCTTACCCCTACGAGGTAGTGGGAGGAGACCAAGAGGTGTTCAAACAGGACTTTGACGGGAGAATTGACATTATTCCTGTCTCTGACCCCAACATCCCCTCCTCTGCACACCGTATGGCACTGGGGCAACTGGCAATTCAGCTTGCTTCCCAGACTCCTCCCGGTACTTTTAACATGCCAGCCCTCTACAGAGAGGTCCTGACCGCTGCAAACTTCCCAAACCTAGACGAAATTCTACCACCGGACCAAAAACCAGAGCCAAGAGACCCTTTGGCGGACATAATAGCCGCTACCAAGGGTCTTCCCATAGCTGCTTTCCCGGGACAGAACCACGAAGCGCACATTCAGTTCAAAACTTCCTTCCTGAAGGACCCTGCCACCGGGGCAAACCCCATGATGAAGCAAATTGTACCCATAATCAACGCAAATATCCGAGATCACATGATTATGAAGTACCAAGAGCAGGTTCTGGGCATGGTAGAAGCCTCTGGAGTGGCCAGTGACCCCAAAACCACGGAGATGGTCATGGCACAGGCCGCAGAAGAGGTGGCAAACGCCAACGCTGCCATGGGCGTGGCCCAAAGTCCAGAGCAACAGATGCTCTTACTGGAGAAAGAGCGTCTGGAGTTTGACAGAGAGAAGGCACAGGCCGAAACCCTGAAGGATTCTGCAGAGATTGCCCTGAAACAGCGTGACATGAACCTCAGAGAGAAAGAGAACATGAGCGATCTGGTTCTAAACGTAGGCAAGATGGAGACAGAGGAGCGCAGGGATAACCTGAAGGCTTTGGAGAGTGCCGCCAAGCTAGAACTGGAGCGTGACAAGGCAGAAGACAACAGTGAGATCAAGGCAGCGGACACTGCCATGAAGTCTCTGCTGGCCATGGCACAGAAACAGTAAGGAATTTAATAAAATGGTAGAAGATGCTAAAGTAGACAAGCACATTGGCTCAGAGCACAGATTAACACAGTCTGAAATAATGAATTTAATTAATCAAGCAAAGTCTATCTCTTTAGGAGAAGCAACAGAAGCACAAAAGAAGTTTGCCCAGAGTGTAGATGATAAAGCTGATCCTGACAGGGCTATGCGTAGTAGGTTTGAAAGACCTGCTATGCCTATGCCTACTCCTGCTCCTACCCCCGCTCCTGCAGGACTAAGGGCCACTCCACAAGTACAAGAAAAAAAGGAAGACTCTATGTTTAATTTCAGTATGGACGATATCACAAAGTATATCTCTAATCTTTTTTCTTCTTCTCCCGGCGCTCCCCCTGCCATTGAAGAGCCTGTTTCTAGACCAGAGCCAGACGGTGGTGTAGCAGCTGAACCTTCTTTTGACGATGCACTTATTCATACAATTAAGTACTACGAAGGAGCACCTATACTAAAGGCAAGAAAGCCTGTAAAGGGTGATCCTTATACCATTGGGTACGGAAGAACCAGAGACCTTGAAGGAAAACCTATAACTAAAGATACTCGAATCACAGAAGAACAAGCAGATCAAATGCTCAGAGAAGACCTAGACACTCGTCTAAAAGAGATTAAAAGGGCCTATCCTAACTTTGACACCTACTCTACAGACTTACAACTGCAAATAACCCAGTCTTACTACAGAGGCACTCTGACGCCAAAGGCAAGTCCAAAGACCAGAAAACTTATCAACAAAGGAAAGTTTAGGGAAGCTGCCAAAGAGCTTGTAAATAATAAAGAATATGAAAACGCTAAAAAACTTGGAAGATCAGGAATTATTCCAAGAATGGACGATGTAGTCCTAGCACTAAATAATGAAGCTGACAAAATGGGAGATGACCCAGTTCAAGTGGCCAAGCGATCCACAGGTGGAAGAATGGCCAGTAACCCTAACCCCTACGAACCGAAAGCTATTTAGTATGCCCCTGACCCCCGGTAAAAGTAAGAAAGCTATCACAGCTAATATTAAAAAATTAAAAGGAGAAGGATACTCACAGTCTCAGGCAGTGGCCATTGCTATGTCTACCTCTAAGCAATCTAAAAAAAGACCTTCTAAAAAAAAGCGTAGGATGTCCAGATCAAAGGTAGTATGATTAGCATATCATGGATATGTTTCAGGAGATTAAAGAAGCTTTTTTAGGACAACAAGAGAAATTAAAAATTTTGCTTGCAACTGGACAGGTAGAAGACTATAACCAATATAAGCAGTTGGTGGGAACTATCTCAGGAATTGAGTGGGCTTCCACAGAACTAAATCGTATTGTCAACAATAGAATGGAGAGAGAAGATAACTATGATTAATCCTCAACTAGGCGGGGCTATTACTAATGATGCGTGGATTACCAAGAATGATGTACCGGACCCAGAGGTTCTTCCAGACCTTCCCGGTTATCATGTTCTTGTTAGACCTACCTCTATCAAAGAAAAAACAAAAGGAGGAATCCTTCTACCAGAGAGAGCCAGAGATGACATTGCCTATCTCACCACGGTTGGCAGAGTTCTTAAAGTAGGAACACTGGCTTACGAAGACAAGGATAAATTTCTTGCAGGTGCTTGGTGTAAAGAAGGTGACTACGTCTGCTACCAGAAACTATCTGGTACCAAGTTTGTCTACAAAGGCGTAAAGCTCCTTCTTCTCTTTGATGATCAGGTCCTGATGAGAATCTCTGATCCAGAAGATTTAGACACTACCCTTGTATTAGGAAACTAATCATGGTATTAATATTAAGATAAGAAGCGTAATCTTAGTTTCGCAACTATGGAGAAAGTATAAATGAGCGAAGAACAAGAAGCAGAAGTTAAAGAAAACGTAGCAGAAGAACTCACGGACTGGAACGAAGTTGATCTTTCAGCTACCTCAGAAAAAGAAACGGTGGAGTTTGAAGTTGAAGATGATGCTCCAGAGGTGGAAGAAAAAGAAGCTGATCCTGCGCCTGCCCCTGCTGTAGAGGCAAAAGAAACTCTACCTGAACTAGACGGTATTGAGACCAAGGGCGCAGAGAAGAGAATAAGACAGCTGGTAAAGCAGAAGAAAGAACGTGATGATAAAATTGCACAGTTAGAAGCAGAGCGCCAGTCTCTGATAGAAACTGTAAACAGCAGAGACAAGAGCACTGTAGACCTGCAAAAGAATACTTTTGACCTAACAGAGCAGCAACTACAGAAGCAAACAGAACTGGCCAAACAATCTTATTTATCTGCCTATGACTCAGGCGATAAAGAAAAAATGTTAGAGGCCCAAGAGATTTTAAGTAAGTCTCAACTTGACCTGAATAACATTGAACAGAATAGAACGCAGCTGGCTCAGTACGAAAGAACTCTGGAAGAAAGAGAACAGAGGCAACAGTACGCACAAGAGCAGCAGCAGCAAGTACAGGCCCAAGCTCAGACCACTGACTATGATCCACAAGCAGTGGAGTGGAGCCAAAAGCCAGAAAACGATTGGTTTGGTTCTGATAACATTATGACTGTGGCGGCTCTTACAATAGACGCACAGCTTAAAGAAGAAGGTTATGATCCCTCCTCTCAAAGTTTTTATGCAGAGGTGGACTCTAGAATGAGGCAAGAGTTTCCGCACAAGTTTAACCAAGAAGTGCAACAGGAAGCCCCTGCACAAAGAAATACTCAACAGGTGGTGGCAGGACAGTCGCGCAGTTCTCCCTCCAACTCCTCTTCTAAAAAAGTTAAGCTTACTCAAGAAGATGTAAGACTAGCTCAGAAGTGGAATATCCCTCTTGAGAAGTACGCTGCTGAAAAAGCACGGGCAGACCGTGCAGCAGGAGAGTATGTACCAATTGGTTAAGTTAAGTGCGCGTAACAAAAACAGAAGGAGCGTTTAAAGATGAGTAAAGCAAGTAGCAGAACAACACAGACAAGGGAAACTGAAACAAAAGAATACACTTATCAAGAACCAAATTATCTTGATGTACCTGCGCCTGTTGTAGATAGATTCACCAATGAAGACATGGTTCTCCGCTGGGTGCGTATCACCCTCAAAGGTGAAGATGACTATAAGAACGTAGGTAACAAGATGACGCAGGGATGGGTATTTGTAACTCCTGAAGAAGTTCCTGAGATGTTA